ACTTCGGTTCTGCGCTCGTTTTCTGCACATCTTTTTGTACGTATTTATCACAATTATATACATTGTCCTGTCCAAATCCATCTCCGAACTCAGGAATACCATCACAAGTGGGTATTTCTTTCGAACACGATGAACACAAGTGTCTATATTTCCGTGCTCCCTCGCTTAAGCCGTCATTATATGCCTCTTTCATTGCTGCCTCGATTTCTTTCATAGTTATTTCCATTTTATCACCTTCAATAAAAATCCTTTTCTAACGTTATCGGGTTGGGGCATTCCCTTCCGAAATGTTCACCATACGGTTGTCTGCAATGGAGACAAACACTGTCAAGGTCACCGGCCCTTAACACCACTTTTCCGTTTATTTTTATAGCTCTTTTTATTGCATGAAACATATTCATATTCCTGCCTGAATTTCTTTCTTATATATATCTGTTAATACAAATATTCCAATTATACCCAGTGCCCATTCAGTATATTTTATGATTAATATAGGTTCACCGGCAGAAAAATACACGTATCCCTGATGATTCGCATATATCCAGGTAAAAAGAATAGTGATCATATATGCTAAGACCGTCATTATTCCCAACAATCTCAACATTCTCATTATTCTATTCATTGAGCAGGATCACCGCCAATAAAAATAACATTATTATAAACCCAATAATTATTAAAGTGATGCATAAATGCCGGAATGTATCATTACAATCATTACAATAATTATTTGACATTCCACCATAATAAATTATTCTATGCACATCAGGTTTATCTTGATGACATATCCCACATTTCATGGTAACAGGATCACCGCCACCTTTTTTCCTATCCAGGAAGCGGGCAGGTATATTTGCCCTGCCGTCTCAGATTGTTTCTTTACCTCTTTTTCGAGGTATGCCTCTCCATCGATTGTGAATTTTTTCATTGTTCCCTCTGTTTTTGTTCACGGCACTCCTCGCATTCATAGATGTTTGTCTGATCCCGCATATGCGGGACGTGTTTTACATTTTTGGCACTGCCACAAAGCTGGCACAGATGTTTTGTTTGATTTGTCATTTTATTATTTCTCCTTTTCTGTTATGGCATCAACCATCACCTCAACTACTCCATCCAGCATTCCGATTTTATCTAAGATTCTATAAGCCGGAACAATATTATTGAAAATAATAGTTAATTTCATTTCCCTCATTTTCTATTCCTCATTTCGCTTCTGCTTTTCTATCTCTATGTCAATTCTAACAAGCCTGGCAGCAAGCGCATACTCGCCGCCGGCATTCTCCCACTCCTTAAGGATGATATCTTCGATGCTCATATCTTCACCCCATTATTCTTGAGTTCAGCCTCGAAGCCGAGCATTAGGAAGCTGAATTGCTCCCAGGTTATGCGTCCCGCTTCAAGCATTTTCTCACCATCGATTCTTGCCTTCCGAAAGGCTTTTATTATTTCCTGCTTATTTGTCATTGCTTTTCCTCCGTATCAGGAAGAGCCGTTCCTCCGGGGATTGCAGTCCCGCGGGGGTTTTCTCTTCTCTACAATAGTATATATGTAGTATGTACTATATAAAAGTATCCCTTGCTACGCATAACGATTTGAAGAAAAGCTATAAAAAAAGATAAATCATGTCCGAACTTGATACTTGATAGCAACTTCATCTAAGGCTCTTCTCAGATACGGTTGCGACTCTGTCCCTTTTTCTGCGATCTTCTTTGCGATTAAAAATCCAACCTGTTCCGCTGTACCCTCTCGCATCCCGGCAGCCTCAGAGAATCCTAATCGTTTCCCTGCTCTAAATCCCTTTGCCCGTTCTCCTTTTTTTCTGGCATACGGTAATCCCAATACTCGATGTGCCCAATCAACGAGTGGTTGTAATGGAGGCCAGTGCGGTCCCGTTCCGTATTCCACATATTCAGCATACGGGGCATCATAGACAACCCACTTATTCATGAACTTGCGTTCAACGTGCCCGGATTTCTTCAACATCCCTTCATCGACCGGAACGTATCCCTGGGATCGCGCAAAAATATCATCAGCGATATCATCCAGGAATTTATTAATCTCCCGGTTCATGTTCTGTGCGGATGAGGGTTTGAACTTGACTTTTGCTGTGATCATATCGTATCTTATCAATGCGCCAGGATAAGTTCTTTTCTTTTCTCAAGTCGATCATAAGCTTTTTTCTCCCACGCCTCCGCCGTTCTCTGAATATCCCCCATGCTGAGACCTTCCGGTATTACATTCTTATACATATCTGACGCAATGATCTTCGCGGCAGCCAGTAGGGTTGCAATGTTCTGTATGTCACCAGGGACTGAACTTTCACCGTATCTATATGTCACCCTGATACCACGATCAGCGCGGTAAGGTTTCGTGCTCACAAAAAGTATCCAGCCATGAGTATAATCTACCCAGAAATCGTTTGCCCTGCCCTCTGTCAGCGTGGCGACCATATCGACCCAGGAAGAACCGTCCCAGTATTCGATCTTATCCGTTCCGCTGACCATAGCCCTGATGCTTCTGTGGTTGAGTTTGACGGGTAATTCCTGCCGGTATGCGCCGGTGTAGAGTCCGCAGAGGTTATGATATTCATTCGTGATGGTCACAGCTCGCCAGGCATGATTCGTTACTCTGTCGATCTCGTCTTCAGCCTCAAGAATGAAATTTTCCACTTCCAGCAATGTCGGGTCTGTGGATGCGCTGAAAGTAAGCCGTGCCTGGGTTGAAGAATTGATAAGTCTGAGCTGCGAGGCAACTTTCGCGGCCGTGGTGTAATTTGTGGTTGAGACCGTAACCCCTGCACCCATGAAATATACGACATCGCAGCGGATAGTTGAATCTTCGAAATAGTATTCAAATGTTCTGGCTGCGGTAAGTGCTATCCATCGTTCTGCACTTGTTCCGGGACTGAGCTGGAGCAGGTCATATACGGTTGCTCCGATCTCCCGATAATAAAAATTGCATGGAAAATCGCCTGTGTTCGTAATTCGGATCACTGCGTTTGTGCTGCCTGCGCTGACTATTGCGCTCAAATCTCCGGTGACGGGACTTGCTGATGAACCGTCAGGATTATCTGTGAATGCTTCCGTTACCATTTCATTTTATCTCCTTTATTATCATAAGTTATCATAACCTAATCCCACCATATTACTTGTACCTGCGCTGGTTCTGCTTCCGCTGATGGTGCTTCTGCTGCCTGCGTCCAAAAAGTTATTTGAGTGAGTTCAGGGGTTGCTGTAAGGTTGCCTGCCAGCACGACCCTTGCATCAGTGTTCTGATACTTTGGGCTTAATGCTATTGTCTGATTTCCTGAATATACCCCGCCTACCTGTGCATAGTCACCTGTGTTGTTCTGACGATACCAGAAAGTATAATTTGTATTTGTCGGTGTGGTTGCATTCACATCTATCTGATATACCTCATTCCCGCTTCCGCTATCGTGCCATGCGGTGAGATTATCAGACGATTTCATCGTGTTGTTTATTGTCTGATTTATCTCATTATTTGACAAAGCACGATTATAAACACGTGCTTCATCAATTATTCCGCCAAAATACCGCCCTACATAATTTGCACCAATTCGGAAAGGTTGAGATGTATTTATTAGATCCCCTGTATTGGCTATACTATCAACCATAACCCCATTTTGATATAATACCATCCGAGTACCATTATATACTCCTGCAAAATGATGCCATGCATTCAGCCCAAACACACCAGAGGTTATTTCCTGTGCTGCATTGGCTTTCAGTACAAATGTCATTTTGTTTTGTCCTGCACGAAGTCCAACAACACTATAATCATCTTCCCGCATTAATGTACTGTCCATATATGCTAAACTACTGTTTGAAGTTTGGTAGACCCATGCCATTATGGTGATCTGCGATCCGGTCACATTTCCAACACCATTGTTAATAGTAGATACATAGTCATTTATACCATCAAATGATATGGCATTTCCATACTTCCCTGAACTGTTCCATCCCGATATACCATTATTCAGTCCAGCAGCCATGTTAGTAAGTGTGCCATTATTATTTAATATCAGGTTCATATCATAAGACGTAGTCCCGGTACTTCCTGACATTTTATGATATAAAACAAGTCCATTGGTCACATTATCAGGTAAAATAAGATTACCTGTGTTTCTATCCAGAGCAAAGTTAGAATAAGAACTGTTCTGCCATCCCGGTGTAGTGCTGCCGTTCGTGCTCCATGACGGGTCAATGTCCACTTTCTGACCTACCGTCATGACCTGCCCGTTCGTGAGTGTGAAATACATTTTTCGATTGGTATTATCAATGGTTGCAGACACATTCCAACCATAGAGATAAGAACCGTCGCCTTCCCAGAGCAAAGAAGTTTCATTAAAAGTTCTGTTAACAGTATAAGGCAGAACATCGGTGACATCAAACAATGTGAAATTATTGAAAAATCCTGGTGTGAATTTCTTTGTATCAATATTTACATCTTGCGCTGCCACGGAATCTATACGATATGTTAGCCGATATTGTCTTGCCAGAACATTACTAAGCTCCAAGTCCTGCTTTATTCGAGTGCCATAATTATGATAAGTGATATTGAACTTCTCGCCACTTCCCATTACCATTACTCTTTTCAGAGTACTGTTATCTATCTTAATGAACTGATTTGAAATAGGTATGGTCTCGCCCCATTTTTTATTCGTGGGGTTGTATGACTCAACATGCCACATAGCCCAGGGACTTATTGCCGTGCCGTTATTTGGATATGCTATCATATCATAAGCATAAGTGCCATCCCAAACTGTTTGCAGAAGCCCACCGTTCCAGAAGATATCGTACCCCGTAGTCCAATATGTCATGTAATTTATATTTGTGCTTGCATATGTGCCGTTCCATATCATAGGATAAGTTGTGCCATTCAAATAGTAGGGTGTGCCTGCCGATGCCTGCCCTATAAGAAATATCAAGACAAGCAAAACCAGAAGAGATAATCGCTTATCCATAATCATCACGATTTTATTGTTTGTACTGCCGCCGTTACCTGTTTGATATCCGTTACTGAACTGACTGTCAAATTCAACCAGTCGCCCTTTGCGAATGCATACGATAATCCTGTCGTGCTGCCGTCCGTGCCTGCTGTGATTACCACGCTGCCGATGTAAGTGCCCAGGGTCAGGTTATATGCGCTGATATTGATACTCCCTGTTTCGAATGAGCGAGCTGTCAGGTCTGTCAAGGTGCCTGCATATTTGGCTTTCACATGCGCTTTGGTTCCTGCTGCAAGAACATTTGAACCATTCGTGAAGAGAACATCGAAACCACCAGAGGCGTAAGATGAATTATATGTAGCGTTCCAGTTCGCTAAGTTTCCATTCACTGTTGTTGTGGTTGCATCATACGTGGCGTTATACGTAGCGTTCCACGCTGCGAGGTTTCCGGCAATGGTGTTAGTGTTTGCATCTATCGAAATGTTCTGTGCATCATCCCGTCCCTGTGAAGCTGTATTATTTGCGGCACTGCTGGCATTCATTGCATTAAGAATGTTTTGTACCGCCGATATCGCCCTTGCATTTGTGAACCAGAGATTGACCCCCTCTGTGATCCACGTGGTTGTAATGTTCTGCCATGTTTTGTTGAACATCCAGAACTGTGGAGATACACCCTGAGATATTGCGGGTTCAGCATTGTTAGCAGTTGTATTGGCAAGATTAGCTGTGTTATTAGCAGTCACCGCAGTCGAATTTTTAAATTCAGTTGATTGTGAAAATACTGTTCCGTTAAAATAAGTATCGTTAGATTGAGAATTTGAAATAGAAGTGTTTTGGGTAGTATCTACCCCTTCCTGCCCAGAAACTTGACTCCGATTTATCTGTGCTGTTGCATTCGTGATTTTAGAATTGAATGTATTCCAATCTGTTGAAGAAAGATATCCGCTCGCTCCTGTTGTTGATTGAGTTATCGTACAGGTTATTTCATCTGTCCCCGTACAATCCAGTACTCCAGCGGGTGCGCCAGTGACTGAACTGACATTCCCACCACCTGCTCCGGTGCCATAACTGCCATTCACCAGAAAGAAAGCTGAAAAGTTCCGGGAATATATAGTCCCCTTCTTGTTTGAATATACTTCCCAGCCGTACTGATGAGTTCCTGCGGTCTCCTCAAATGAGATTTGATAGCTACCGACAGTGGCATAGACGTTCTGCGTCAGGTTGAACCTGCCAAATGAAACGCCATCCCGCAAGAATCTGCCGTACAGGGGCGCCGTGAAGTTTACCCGTGCGTCCCATGATGCTGTAAGAAATGTTGTTCCTGCACCCGTAGCAAGACTGATATTGTGCAGCTCACCGTAAGATGCAGATGTTGTGTATTCAGTTGAATTTGATGATATGTTTGAAACTACATCATACGCTGCGCTCGATATCGGTATTAGCAATAACAGGATTGCAAAAAGTATGACAAGTTTCAAGGTCATGTCGATCCGTTATCTTTCTTTTTCTCAAGAACTGTTGCTATTACCTTTCCAATGAATGCCTGGAGACCGTACCCTGATAACAGAGCTGTCTTAATTGCACTCAGGTTGATAATATCCACAGCATCAGGCAGAGCAAACAGGACAGCTATAAGGATGCTGAATATCAGAACTGCAACATAAATCCAGTTTACCTTTTCTTCGGGGTCAAGCCATTTGTTCAAAATATATGGGAGTACTACTGCCAGCACTGCGCCGATGCACATTATCCCTGCGTATATCAGCATTTCCGTTAAACCTACTGTTTCTATTGCCATTTTCTTTTCATCTCCTTTGACGAGTATCTCCTTTAATTTCAGATTCCTGTTCTAATAATTTTTCTATTCTGTTTACGGACTGAAGTAGTAATGCAATATCTGTTTTCATTCCGTTTAAATCTTTATACGCTTCAGTAATCTCAACTTCCTGCCTTCTGAGTTCATGATTGATCCGTCTGAATTCCCGCTTTACGGTCGAATAGAAAAATCCAAAGCCAGCAGCGTAAAAGAATAGGGTTATCGCCGTGAGTACGCTCATCGGAGTAAGTGCCAGCGGGATGAAGTCGAATACCATAGTCACACCAGTACCTCTGCTGTGCATCGATTACCAGTATCGTGCCTGCAATGATGCAGGATAAGCCGGTATGTCATTCCTGCAAACTGATCTTTAATAAGTTGCAATATTGCAGGCCTGTCAGCGAGAAGTACATCCGTAATATCCATCCTGATGAAATCCGCTTCTACCGCTGAACGTTCTGGCAATATTTCCGATGCTTCGTAATAATGCCTCATGGTTTTCCCTTATCAACATCGATTACAAACTCCTTTGTAATGACCAATCTGCAATTATTACAGATTTGTTTTATACTCTTAGTTTTTAGTGTGTGGTTACTCTTTCTATCATGATATGTAGATTCAAAGTCCGAAATAATAGACAGATGTTCATGTTCGCAAAATTTACTTAATTTTATTGCCTCATTTATTGTAATCATGATTTGACCTTTGGTTTAGGATTCTTGAAAAGTTTCAATAAATCTTTAGCTGCTTTTTTCTCATTTTTGACATTTATCTCAGAGCACCAGATATCATGTTTTCTTCCGAGAACTTCATCTATCATTTTTATGGACATTCAAACTCCAAATAAAATCCGTGTTCGTTCATATAATCGCTTAATCTCAGTGGCACTTAATGCTCTGTTAAAAATGCGGACTTCGTCGATTAAAGCACCTATATAATAAGAACCAACCGAAGGATTTCCCCCAATACCTAACAATGCACTTGTTCCAGCTCCCCAATCTAATGAAAAAGTATAAACACTAACACCGTTTGCATATAACACCGATGTATTCACGGCAGTTCTAACTAATGCTAAATGAACCCATTGATTTGTTGGAACAACATATGAAGATTTTTGTTGAGGTGCACCACTGTAAGAAGCAAACACATTTCCGTTACCAGGTACAATTGATAATTGATAATTTGTTCCAGTGCCATCTCTTTTTGCCATCAATAATCTATCTGGTACACTACCAGTATTCCTATAATTCAACCAAAACGAAATTGATCCTGCCCCAGATAATCCTAAATTTGCTGTCGTTCCTAAATTTACATAATCATCCACGCCGTCAAGAATATACCCTAATGCTCCTGGCGTGGCTGCTGGCGGTGTCCCTGCTCCGTACACTATACCATGATTACCGTGTCCGCTGATGTCAGACCACTGCGAAGCGGATTTTTGAGTATCCCCTAAGTATAATACCGGACCGGTCTTATTCCTGCCGAGGATACCTTTCCCATGCGGTCTGGATCGAATCAGGGTCAATTATTTTGTCCTCCGCCTGATCGCGTATATCAGTACAACTATCGAAATTACACCCCCGCCGATTAGTGCTGCGGGAATGTTTGAGGATTCCATAGCTGTCAGAACAATGACCGGATCCTGGACTGCTGGATCGACATGGATATATATTGTATTGTTCGGATTTGTTCCGCTGGTGTACGATGCCTTTACGATTGTGGCATTGGTCGCCTTCCAGCCTGATGTCAGATTCGTGGCTGTGTTGTTGGGGGCGTACAGGGTAAGATTTGCTACCCCTTTCCCGGTCAGCGGAATTGTGGTCGTGAGCGTTCCGATTGTTTCCGTGCCTACTGTGAAAACTGAATTGTTAGATTTCACATAAAACGGTTTTGTATTATCCCGGACATACAGAGGAATGCTGGTTGGCGCTGTCGTGCTGAGGTTAGTATAATTCCCGGAAATATTAATGTTATAATTTCCTGCTGTCGCTGTTGATTTTACGTTTGCCGTAAAGTTGAAGAACAGTACCCCGGCAGCTTTCGCTGTATAAGATACGTTCGCCCAGGTTCCTGATTTTGTGAGTGTGAGTGCTGAGCCAGTGTTGTTCGTGATGTTCACTGCTTCCAGGGCGCTTAATGTAAATCCGGTCGGGAAAGAAATGTTCATGTAACTTGTGGCTGCGCTTTCTGTGAACGAAATGTTGATCGACCTGTTCACGCTGATGATCATCCTATCCGATCCCGTGGCGCTGGTAACTACTGTTGCTCCTGTTATGGCAGCCTGTGCCCCGGATGCCAGCATTATGAAAATTAAGATTGCTGCTATGAGTTTCATATGATCCCCACGTATGGTGCTTCCGGAGTTGCGCCGGTATTTTTCATCACGATTCGCATCTGAGTTGCTTTGATATATATGGGAATTGCCAGGGATTGGTTGGTTATGGCTATTGCTGCTATTTTGATACCATCACCGTCAGCGTAATCGAACCAGTACGGACTATCTGCACTATCATCTGAAAACTGTACCCACATGTTGAATGTGAGAACTGTTCTGACAAATACAGTTTTGTTAATATCCGCTTCGACATTGATCCCATCCGAGACTACCGTTGCGCCTGCAGGGACTGAATGGTCAGGGTTGAGATTATCGAACAATACTGCATTGAAATCGTGCGCTGGAGTAACTCGCTTCTGGAATGTTTTCGGATTTACTATATCCGGGGTATAATTATCCTGGTTTCCCATGATTGATCAGCCTTTAATATCCTTTTGCTTCCCAGATTCCTACTTCATCAGCATCGCTGACTATTGTGACTGCACTGCCTGCTATTGGGAACGTTCCATTCACAACAACATCATTACCGACTGCCGCGGCTTCTGAAGTTAGTTTCATTGATTCACATACCGTTAATCCAGTATCGATCGCGCCACCGGTTCCGCTGGCTGAACTTGTGAACGTTCCGCGTTTTACTTTCCTATTACCCTCAACGCCGTGATAGGTTATTGCGCTTGTAAATGCCATTATTTCTTACCTCCATACTTGTTTCTTGATTTTGGTTGTACTACTTCCTTCACTGCCTCGGCTGCCTTCTCAACAATTCCGAAACTGACATGCCAGGGGCCGCCGTTCGCTTCCTTTTTGGCGTAATGTTCAGCATCTTCAGGTTTGACCTCAGTCGGTCGATTGGAATAGAACATATATTCAGTTCCTGTTGGATTACTGGCATGAGTCATATCCGTAACGCCGAGATAAATTACTTTAGGCATTGTATCGATCCTCCAAAAAAATAGTAAGAAGCATGATGCTCCTTACTTGAGATCCATTACTTTGCCCTGTGCTTTGAAGAGATCGCAGACCAGTTCGCCTTCCATGTAATAGACGCCCTCTCTTCCGAATTTGTCTATTGCCTGATAATCCTCAGACTCAAGATAAGTTATCGGCTGCAACATCCCAATCCAGACATGGTCAAGGTCAAGCATGTATATACGGGAAATGGTATCCTTGTTGACATTCGAATCCCTGATTATCGGGATGCCGTCATAGGATGCCACTTCAAAGCCTGCATCATGCCCAGGTGCTGTTTTTACACCATTCACAGTCATGGTCACGCGTTCTTTCGTATATCTGAGTTGTGACTGGAGAAGCTGTCCAATTCTGAGCGCGGTATCATATCCGGTGATGCATACTTTATTCGCCCTTGACCCTTCTGCCCAGTACGGTTCGACGTTCTGAAGCATGGTGTCGAGATGCGATAATGCAAGGTATCTGTCTACTGTTGATGCATGTCCGACATAAGCATCAGCCCATGATGCTGTCGTTCTATCAAGTCCATAGATATCTTCATCGGCAGTATCATACGACATTGCTGTGTTTTCTGCGGCTGAACCGCATACACGGTCAAGTGATTGCATACCTGTACCGTCAGCGCTGGGACCCGTCAGCGTTCCCATGTTCACATGAAGTGCTCTATTCAATTTGTTCTTGTATTCCTGTTGTTCGTATGCCTGCAATTCTTCCCAGGTCACGACATCATCTTTCCCCTTAAGCTTCATTTGTGTCGATGACATATCGAACGAGGCAGGGAGTAGCCGCACTGTTACATCAACTGCAGCCATCGTTGGTTTCGTGGTTGCAGGAATGGCGCCGTTTTCAGCGAGACCCAGAGCAGTGGTATCTGCCGCAGTTATTGCACGGTATCCTGTTTTTGACCATGGTTTCTTAGGAAGTGCCCCGAATGAGTTAGCGGCGACTATTACTTGTGACATCAGAGCAGCTCCATAAATAATATTTCTGGCGCCGGTTGTGCTTGTGATTACAGGAGCATCTTTTGCAATCCTGCCATCATCCATCAAAGTTGTTCCGTATGTGGCATAGAACAAATCCTGAATTGTTCTGATCCTGTTCGCTGCGTATGCTTTCGCTATGCGGTTCGATACTCGCATCTGCTGCCCTGATAAGCTTAAGGGTATCTGATTTGGATTTTCTACCATATTGATGCCTCCTCACGTGGGAACATATCTTCAATCTCTCCAGGTGTTAGTTTCGCAAGCCGCGTCTGGTCTTTCATGATTGCCGTCAATGGACTATCGCCCGCGAGCTGTTCTTTCATGATCGGTCTCGGTGTGGTTCCTGATGCCAGCACTTTGAACTTTTCGTCAAGGATTGCTTCGATGTCTGCTTTCGTAATGGCTGCCGGGGTTGCTGGAGCTTTCGCAACTTCTGTGGCTGGGGGCGGGGTTGCTGGAGGTGAAACAGCTTTCCCCATACCGCCTGCCATCTGTTCAAGCAAAGCAAGAACCTTATCCAGTTTTGCACTTAATCCTTCATCTGTACCGCCGCCCCCGCCCGCTTCGGGTGGTGCAGCTTCATCTTGTTTCTTTGCCTCCACCGCAGGAGGCGTGGTTTTAGTTTCTGTCATATTATTTAGTACCCCCTCCGATTTTGTAACGGAGGCTACTTCATTTACATTATTTTTAGGAGTTGCGATAGTTAAATATTCATACTCCAAAATATCACCTTTCTGGATTACTGAAAAATGCGCTGCCTGGTTCATGCCGTTCTCACAGATGGTGACCGCGTGCAGGTCAAGTTTTGAAATGTCCCGGTAGCATCCTGAATTATCACACACTTTCTGAACATCAAGAGCCTCGCCGCTGATGGAATAAGATCTTAGTTTCTTATCTATGATTCCCTGCTGCGTCTCCCTGCCAGCTCGGGTGTCTCCCCATATTTCTCCAACGACCATGAGTTTGTCATCGATCACTCCGGTTTTGTACATCTTACCCTCGCTTTCGAAGGATGGGAGGATCTCGCCAACAAGGATATCTTCATGATTCCTGCTGAACCTGCCGCGCTTGAGGAGCTGCGGAAGTGCTACCTGCAGGGCTGCTGCACGAATCTTATCGCCTTCCCGATCCCTGACCTCGACTGAAGCGGGGCCGTATATGATGAACCTGCCGTCTGCGGCTTTGAGGATCCGCATCTTGCAGAGACATTCTTTCTCCACTTCGCTTTTGATTTTCCCGCAATATGCAGCGGGATCTATTTTATCCTGGTTCTGTGCGATGCAATCATCAAAATCTTTATAATCAGCAAATGGCATACTAATTTTAGGAGTTGCGATACTTAAATAATGTTAGACTATTCTAACGATTGTTGATCTACAATTCGGATGCGGCACTAACTGAGCATTCCAGCCAGGGATATAAGACTCTGCTACTTTCTGAATGATGCTCTGTATTTCTGCCAGAGTTTTTCCATCTCCTACCTGCGCTTCGATATCCAGACATTGCGGGCTTGTTCTATGATCATGCTTGACAGACCATTTGTATTTGAATATTTCGCCCCGCTGCCGTTCCATTCGCTCCCACCCGATCTTCCGGGACATATTCGCCATGTTCGTGGATTCCGTGCGGAGGATCATACGTGCGTGTTCAGGATCGACTGAAGTATTTTTTGTAACTTCTTCGAGCATTTCTTTTAGGCTGAGTCTATGTGAAAGAAAAGCATTTTTGATTACATCATGAATGGTTGAAACATCCTGTTCAGGTACATCTTTGTAGAATGAGTACAGCGCACCCTGTCTGATGGCTTTGAGTGCATCTGCGGCAAAATCTTTTATGAGCTGATCGCCTACATATTCATCCAGTTCGTCCGGTTCTTTTTTTATATCAGACTTCTCCATAGCGGCTATATCTGGCTCGCCTGACGCTCGTGACGCTCCGATCTGTGCAGGCGCAGGAGCTGGCATACCTCCAAACATTCCCGCAGGTTCCTGTTTTTTCGCTACTCCTGAAAAAGTGAACTTGTTGTTTTCAAAATTGACATCATATCCCATATCGAGCATGAGTTTAGCGTTCTGGGCGTCCTGGTTGAATCTCATCTTTTCCGCCATTTCGTCCTGTTCTTCTGACGGCAGTAAGTGAAGTACGAAATCAGTTATCCCGCATTGCGAGACCATCCAGAAATAGAGACCGCCCTTATAATTGTTCTGTTCCCTGCCGTTGAAAGGATTTTGCAGGAATTCAACAGAGCGATTGGTGACTGTGATCTGCAGTCCCTCATTGTTCAGTCCTCCGGATGCCGAGGTATCCGCCTGAAAAATCATGCTTACGCCGAACATGCTACCCATGCGCTCTCTAAGATCTTTCTTAACTTCGAGCATCTCGGATCCTGGATCCTTCATGAGCTGTACGAATGTTGCCACGCCTTTTCCATTCCCAGGATCGAAGCCAAGCGCCTGGACATTATCTGGGTCTTCCTGCGCCTGGGTCAGCAAAGCGTTCCATTGCGCGTTTAATGATTCCAGGTTCGATGTTGGGAAAGCGAGGAAACCCGGAGGTCTTCCTTTTTTATGGTAATTGTATGTCCGCAGTTCCGTGTAATGATAGGCATAAGCGACATACAGCATTCGCAGGATCGGAGGATATCCGCCAGAGATCGAAGGGTAATATATCGAAGTACTGAATATCTCATCTTTGATATAATAATTTGTTTTCCCTGCACTACTTATTATACCGCGGTTATCAAAGAAACCTGCTCCTGATGTCTTGTATAATGCTTCGTGCATTTCGTGACCGCATATTTTACAGAGTCCTGGGTGTTCTGCGTACTCGCTGCGATGTATAGCGCAGACCCAAACCTTGCCGCCCGGTATCCCGTTCGTCTGTCTGATAGGCAAAACTTCCCGCGGATCAAGTGCAAGGAATTCAACCGGGGTCGCTATCAGTTTTTCATCTCCGCCATTCGCAACATAAGCATAATTCTTAACGCAAAGAACACAACCCATATCTGCTACTATCCAGTGCCGTACAACCTCACCACTGACAGTTTCAAGGTTCTGGTCGTTCAGATTTGCAGTATCTACAAAACTCTCCCCGCGCGGGTTCTTGAACTTGTTTATCTGCGTTCTGTCTGGCTTCCTGAGCTGTGTTGAGCCGCAGTCGCATTGTGCTTTTTCTTCGTTGTATTCAGTGCCGCAGAGAAGGCACTTGACCGCAAAGCGAGGTTTCCAGACAATACCGCGCCGGATGACTTCCTGTTTTAACGTGAGAACGATATCCGCAAAAACAGAAACATTATTCTCAAGGAAATAAGCAAGACCGAGGGATGGCAGCATGTTGTCCGCAGCACCGTCCCGGATAGGTCGCAAGGTCTGTGAAGCAGATTGTTTTGAAATTCGGATGAATGGAAAGGCTTTACGGAGTTCAAGATTCATGATAATTTTAGGAGTTGCGATAGTGATATATTCTTATGGATTCGTTCAATTCAGTTCGATCCCGGCCCCTGCCATCCTGCGTTCATCTGCGGTTCAATCCAGGTATATGTTTGTCCGTCAGGTGCTCCCTGGGATTCTATCTTATCAATCCATACCCTGAGAGAGGCGTAATTGTTGAATATCCTGCCGTTATTCGTATTGTGGATAGTTGCTTCTTCCAGCGTATCTAAGACCCATCGAGAATCCCTGCCGGCATCATGTTCTGCCAACACGACTTTCACAATTTCCAGCTCTGACATGTATGTTCCTGTTCTCAATTCCGGCGGCACATAAGCAGATGCCGTCATGCTCATAAGCATTACTGCTATGAGTCCTGTTACTATTGCTTTTGTTTTCATTCTGGTCTCTCCAAGAATAATTCATCCCAGAGGCTCGACGCCATGTGGTGGATGGTTGTATCTGATACATCTTTCCGCTTTTCGATTTCTGGAAGTTCATTGAACGGCAACAAATCGGGATGTGTTTTCTTTTCAAAATCTTTTGTTTTTCCATATACCCAACCCTGCGATATTTTCATTCGCACCCAGTTATCATGATTCTGATCGGGTGTGTTCTCTGGATGTTCGTCTTGAAACCTAATTCCATCCAATAGAGATTCTCGTTGATCTTCGTTCATTTCTTCATTATACGGCTGTCCTGCTGCTATTTGATAAGCAACCCAGCCGATGTGCCTTATTTCTGCTATAAATTCTTCTCTGTTTGTTTTATCTTGTTTCATATTCTTACCTCATCTATTTTGAAAAATAACAATCCTTCGTTATTCGGATATCCGTTATCTGTTCGTTCTTTCATTATTTCGAGTGCCTGGAAATATACGTTTGAAAATTCCCTGAAGTATTCGATCATGGTTGCGCCTGTTCTGTAATTTTTTTTGCTACCCTTCTAATCGTTCGATGAACCGTCGCAACATCGCACTGAAACCCGCGCGCAAGGGCGACCATACCATAGTTTGCCGCCAGCTTTTGCATGAACTCGAATTCATCTTCTGATAGTTCACAGGATATGTGAACTAATGAGCCGCTCTCGCTTATCTTGTTCGGCCGCTTGAATGGCGCGCGCCAATCATCAATGGTCATTTCTTCCCCCATACAACTATTATTGAGGGAAATGGTGCACGTTTTCCATTAAAACAAATACGTCCTTTGATAAATCTGATTTCAGATTTCCCCAATACATAATCGTGAAACCATCTTGTTGATGTATCGCCACGTAACAATCCTACGACTATATTACCATTTTTAGCATGTTCATATGCTTTTTTTATCCACAGGGTGGGATTCGAGTAGGGCGGATTTAAAAAAACCGAAGAACCCCATTCTGTTTTTAATCCGTCTATTATATATCTTTCATTTAATGGACATGGATCATAATTAAAATTAAATTCTGCATTCAATTCATCGTATAATATTTTCGGTGTTTCAAATGAATCAGATTTAGAAATGTGACTTTTCGTAAAATCGCTCATCATTTCCTCCCGTAATCTTTGAGCCACAGCCCCAAGGGCGTTATTCTGCTGCAGCGAGAACAGAAGTCAGTATAGAGTAACATTTGATTCCCGCATGCACAGGCATACGGAAGCGGCATGATCTTCCGATAATCTACGTTCGGGTCAAGATCGGTTATATCGGTGCGGCCCAGGGGGCGCCGTCTGCCTTTGATCATTGAGCCTGGCAGCGGGATGTTATCCGGGTACACGCGCCGGGCATTGTTCCAGCGCCATTCGCCTTTGCGACCCCATTTACTATTTGCCATCTGTACCCCATATCTTATTTATGATTTTCATGAGTTTTTTGCCATCGCCTTTATTGAAGGGGTGTTTTGATTGATATTCCAATGATCTCAATATCGCTTCACCATATTTTTTATTTGCTTCACATTCCTTCTTCATAATTCCACTTCCATCATAACCACGCGCCACGATTCTTCGTTTTTTTCTATACACATTTCATCTCTTTGATACATATCCTCGGCTTCAAAAGTCACTAATGGTGAATGCCCCCCTATAACTACTTGAATGTTGTGACTATTGAGCTGTTCAGCAATATCTTCTGCAATTTCTTTTGTATAATATTTCATAATTCCACCTTACCTAATCCGCGCATGACAAGGAAGCCGGGCTGTCGCTGCAGACCCATGCAGGCATAACGTAACGCATCCTGGGTGTGGTCTGCGAACTTGACCGGATCCTCAAGAACATTGCCGTTCCGATCTTCTTTTCGCTTATATCCTGCTATCTCTTTGATGTACTCCACGCAGCGGGGATGGATGACTTGCCTGTACTTCTTGACAACATTAATCCCCTCAATGACGTTTTTGTTAGCCTCGCGCACGTTCAGCCCTGCGCGTTTCATTTCTTCTATCCTGGCAGGCTCCGCGGTATCACAAAATATTTCAGGGTTTTTAATAGCGTATGAATCAAGTTTTCCCTGTATCATTTTTATCAACTCCGTATTGATAAGCTTACGTTTATATATTTCATCAATAATATATAGTGTTTTCTC